GGGCGGTGGCCTGCGCCAGCTTCGCATTGGATACCCCCCCGCCGCCGTTAAAATCCAGTCGGCTCCCGTCAAAGGTAAACAGCACCCATCGCCCGGCAACAACGCTGTCACCGTCCGCCGCATCCGCGCCGCAGTAGGCCGGTACAGCCTTGCCGTTTACCGTCCATGTATCGCCAGCACTCCATGCCGCCGGGACCTTAAACCGCCCCACCGCGCCGGTGCCCTTCAGGGCGTAGACTTTGCCGGACTTCGTGCAGCTGTACAGCTGCACCGCCGCATCAAGGCTCAGACCCGCCGGGTCATACTCGCCCTTGGTCATCACGGCAGTGCCAGCGTGCAGCTGGGCAAGCTCCGCCTCGATCTGCTGCAAAAAGGCAGTGAAGGCGGCGTTCATCACGCCGGTGTCCACGCTGTCCATCGTATCGCGCATCAGCCCGCAGTAGGCTTCGTTCAGCCGCAGGTCCACAATGTTGTCCGCGTTGATTTTCGTCGCGCCGCGCGGGCGCGTCACGCGGTACAGAAAGATCTCATCGTAGTCATCATCCCGGCGCAGCTCCGGCAGGGCAGGGGAGGCCGAGGCCATGCCCGTGCGCACCTCCAGCCCTGCCGTGTTGGTGTTCTTGTCGTAAGTCAGGGCAACGGCATCCCAACGCGGGTTTGTGCCGTCAGCGTCCGTAAAGGTCAGCTGGGTATTGGCCAGCAGGTACGGGAACGCCGCCCAGTATGTGCCGGGGTGGATGCACCCCACACCGGGGCCGATGGTCAGTGTGTTGTCGCCGTTGGCCGTAGCGGTAAAATCCGCCGCGTGCAGTATACCGCGGCTGCGCGCAGCATAAGCCGCGCCCAGCGCCTCGGCGGTATACTCTTTATTATCCAGCGGCCAGCAGGTAAGCTCTGTCATTTGGCTCACTCCTTAAATGTGAAATGGTCCAGCACCGGCTGCAGGCTGCCGCCGGTGCTCTCATAGATCAGGCGGATGCTCGCCACCCGCGCCACAGCGTTCAGCCCCAGCTCCTCCACCCGCACCGGCACCAGATCGCCCAGCTCGTAGTCCGTGCCGTAGATCAGGTTGGTGTTGGCCGCGGTGCATTTCAGCTGCCGCGTGCTCATGTGGTTCTTCAGCGCCGCGCGCGCGTAGTTCTGCACGGCAGCCTGATACTCCGCCTCGCTGTATTCGGCGTCGCTTGTCGTGCCGTCGGCGTTCTGCACGGTGTATTTATGCCGCACGCTGCTCCCGTCTACCCATAGCTCCCGCCGGGCATTGCCGCTGGCCGTCATGTCGCCCAGCTCGCAGAAATACCGGGTAAAGCTGTCGTTCTCGCCGGGCTCCTCGCCGCCGCACAGCACCACGTTGGCGTAATCGCTCGCGTCCTGCGTGTACACCGCGCCGGATAGATTCTGCATCCGGGTGGAAAAATAACCGTTGTACAGCGCCGTGCCCGGCACGCTTCTGTCTTTGCCCTGCAACAGCTCCAGCGTCTGGGCGGCGGTGGCAGGGTCAAAGCGCACCCGGCCCCCAAAGCCGCCCGCCTGCATCAGCTGCACGGCAGCGCTGGCACAGTCCGCCCAGGCTACCGTCTCCTCGCAGGGGGCCGTAAACCCGGCAGCGGGCGGCACGGCCACGCCCAGCCCGCGCAGATTGGTACGGCAGACCTCCAGCAGGCCCGCCGCGCCGTCCGTGATGGTGCGGCTCCCGCGGGCGGTCCGCCTCTTGAACAGGCACAGGCTGAACTTCCCGCGCACCGTCATCCGGCGGTTGTCTCCATCGGCCTCCACCGCCAGCACCACTGCGGCCAGACCGGGGGTGTCCGGGTTGTACAGCACCGCGTCCAGCACCAGCAGCGCGCGGTTCGTCTCTGTCGCCGCGCAGACCAGCTTGAACTCGCCCAAATCGTCAAACGCGGGCATCCATTGCAGGCTGTCCGCGCTCTCTGCCATGCCCACACGCACTCCATCGTGATACACGTACAGGCGCAGGATGTCATACACCGCTCGCCACCCCCTTCGGGGCCGTGACGATGGCCGTCAGGTTCTCGTTACCCTCGTCCGCCGTCATCCGCAGCACATTGTCGCCGGGTGTCAGCATCATCCACAGGTCGCTGTCAATGTCCAGCAGCCGGAATCCGTTGTCCTCCGCGCCGTCTGCCGTGTAGTACCGGCAGCCGCGGTTTCCGTCCGCTGTGCAGATGACCGCGCGCTCGTGCGCCTGCATCGTGGTATTCAGCCGGATGAAGGTCCGCGTGCCGTTATTCCACAGCATCGGATTCTTCACCTTGGCCGCCGCCTGCAAATACAGCGTAAAGGCCGTCTCGGCGTTGCCGTCATTGACAAAATTCGTGTACATATTGTGCTTGTACCGGCTGATCGCAAAGGTCCCCGCTGTCGAGACAGGCGTTGGGAACCAGGCAGGCTCCATGCCGCCCAGCAGCATCCGGGCCGTGTCCTCGGTGCGCCAGTAGGGGAATGCCGCTTTCAATTTGAACTGAAAGTTCAGCAGGTTGGCCCCGCCGCTCACAACAGGCGTCTGCGCGGGCACAACGTCCAGGTACCAAACCGTGCTTCCCACCGTCTTGCACCAGCGTCCCGCCGTCAGGGGCCGCACCAGCTTCTTCAACAGCGCCTCGTTGGCGTCCAGGTCCCGCAGGATAGCCCCCGTCACGGTCACGCTGCGCTCACCGACGGACTGGTTGGTGATCGTCTTGCCGGTCTGCCCGTAGGACTGGCTCGTTTTCGTCTCGATGTCCAGCCCGTCGTCGCCGCTCATATCGGTGATCCAGAAATCGCTGTCCACGGCAAACCGCAGGCTTCGGCCATCCGCGGCCTGATAGGTATATACCGGCACAGTCCGCGCCATGCTGCACCGCCTCCTTTATGGGATTTTCCACCGCAGCCGGTTCATCATGTCCTCCGCCTCACGGGTGAGCTCGGATTCCGACAGGCTGTCGTGGGTGTAGAAATTATTCGTCTGCTGGTAGGCAACGCCGGGCTGCGGCTGCCAGCTGGCTGCCGCCGTCTGCTGGTTGCCGCGCAGCACGCCCGCCACCTGCAGCTGCATGGGCTGGGCCGTTGTCAGCGCCAGCGCATCGGCGGCATCCTCGACCATCCACAGGTTGTCCCGGATGCCCTTTGCAAGCCCGCTCATAAAATCGGGCATCCACTGCTCATAGCTGCGCAGCGGCCCGATGTCCGGGCGGGAGAAGTGAATGACCGAGGCAATCGCAGACGCCACATTCTTTACAGAGCCAACCACACCGTCGATCATGCTCGTAATGCCGCGGATCATGCCCTGGATCATATCCTTGCCCCATTGGCAGAACTTTTCCGGCAGGCTCTTCAGATAGGCGATGGGCTGCTCCATCATTCCCTTCACGCTGCCACTGACAAAGCCCGCCATATTCTTGATGCCGCTGCCCATCAGCTTAATGACCTTGCCGCCCAGCTCCAGCCAGTTGAAGGCGGTCCACACATCCACAACTGCCTGTATGATCTGCGGCAGATTCGCCACCAGTGTCGGGATCGCCTGGATAAGCCCCTGCCCCAGCGTGACGATCAGCTGCACGCCCGCCGCCAGCAGCTTCGGTGCGTTGTCGTTGATGATGCCCGCAATGTCCGACACAATGCCCGGCAGGTACGTGATCAACGTCGGCAGTCCGTCCATCAGGCCGGTGGCCAGATTCAGGATAAACTGAATGCCCGCATCCACCAGCTGCCCCGCGTTCTCGCGCAGGCCGCTGGCAAGGTCCGCCACAACCGGCAGGGCCTGCGCCAGCAGTTGGGGGATGCCGGTCACAAGACCCTCGCCCAGCTTGCCCAGCAAAGCAATACCGGTCTGCAAAAGCTGCGGCCCGACATTGGTGGTCAGGTCGGTAAATACCGCCGCCAGCCCCTGCGCCAGCCCCGCAATGCCGTTCTGCTGCACACTCTCGGACAGTGTCTGCAGATAGCCGCCCGCCAGCGCCACGCCCTCGCCCAGCCGACCGCTCACGGCATCAAACAGGGCCGTGCCCAGGTTCTGGGCGTTGGTTTTCACACCGTCCAGCTTGTAGGCCATCGTGTCGGTCATGGTATCGTAGGCCGTCTGTGTCAGGTTGCTGTCCGCCTGCATCTGCTGCAGCACGCCGTTGAACTTGTCCGCGCCGGAGCTTGCCAGCGACAGCGCGCCCGTACCGGCCTCCACGCTGCTCCACAGCCCCGCAAACTCCGTGGCGTTGCCGCCCACCTTGTCACACAGGATCTGCAGCACGTCGCCCAGGCTCTTGCCGTCGGCGTTCAGCTCGGCAAAGCTCTTGCCGGTCTGCTGCTGCAAAATTTTTCCCACCGTCGAGCCGGTGTCGCCAAGCTCGTTCAGCATCGACTTTGTATAGGTCGATGCCTCCGCCGTGGCGATACCGTTGGCCGTCATGATGGCCAACCCGCTGGACAGGTTCTCCAGGCTCACGTTGTAGGCAGCGGCCAGCGGTATGACCCGGCCCATGCTGCCCGCCAGCTCGTCAACGCTGGTCTTGCCCAGATTCTGGGTCGTCAGCAGCACATCCGAAACATGCCCTACCTCGTCCGCGCCCTTGCCGTAAGCATTCAGCGCCGTTGTCAGGATGTCCATCGCCGATGCGCTGGACGTAAAGCCTGCCTTTGCCAGCATGGACGCCTTCCCGGCAAAGGCCACCGCGTTGCCGGTATCCTGCCCGGCGCTGATGGCCTGATAGGCCGCCTCGGAGATCTCATTCGCGCCGATGTGCATGTCGCCGGACACCTGCAATACCTGGCTGCTCAGGCTCTCCAGCGGCACCTTCGCCGTGTCGGCGATCGTGCCTACCTTGGCAAGCGCCGTCTCAAACTCGGTGCCGCCGGTAAAGGCTACGCCGTCCACCGCGCCGGAATAGTCGATGTTCACGGTGTCGCCGCTCTGGGCTGCCCGGTCGGTGATGTTCTGGGTGGTGGCGTACTGGTTCAGCAAAGTGTCGATCTGAGTCTGGATCTCGGCCTCGGTGGGCTCGATGTCGGCCTTGGAAAGCGGCAGCGCGGACACATCATCCGGCAGGGTCACATAGTCCAGTGCGCGGATGCCGGTCCAGTGGCCGTTATCGTCCAGCCCTTTGGAGTAATCGAAGTTGGCGTAGTCGAAATCCGACACCTTGCCGTAGACGGACACGCTTGCGCCGGATGCGGCAGAGGATGCCGTGGTGCCACTCTGCTTTTTGAGCAGCATAAAGCAGGCCGCAGCTACGCACAGCACAGCAGCCACCGCGCACAGCACACACAACAGGATCTTGGTAATGCGTTTCAAAAGAGATACCTCCTAAAAATAGCAGACCGTTTTCACGGAGAATGCAAATATCATACCATCCTATTATAACGGAAAAATGCGAAAAGAAAAGATTTTTGCTAAAATTCCACAAATGCCGCCCGGCACAGGTATCACTTTTGCCCGCTTTGGGGCGGGAAATGCCGCAAAACCGGTGGAAATACCCGGGCGGTTCTGTTACAATAAAACTGTATGAGCCTTTCCCTGCGGGGGAAAGCCTTTTGCTGAAATTGGAGGATAAAACCATGGATTACAATAAAGCAGCTCTGGAAATGCACGAGACCCACAAGGGAAAGGTGGGCATCGTGAGCAAGGTGGAAGTCGCCACCCGTGACGACCTGTCCACCGCCTACACCCCCGGTGTGGCCGAGCCCTGCCGCAAGATCAAGGAAAACCCCGACGATGTGTATAAGTACACCTTCAAGGGCAACATGGTAG